TGCTCTTCCGATCTAGAGTTCCAGTGCGTGTTTACGCCAGACTTCAGCTTATACCTGGATATGCCGATGGCCATGAAGATATGGAACGTATACCGTTCAAGGCTTATAGGGCAGATCATGCAGAGAAGAGGCATTGAAGTTATCCCGACGGTATCCTGGGCAGAACCGGAAACCTTCCAGTTCTGCTTTGACGGTCTCCCGGAAGAGGCTACACTCTCGGTCAGCACGATTGGTGTTAAGCTGGATCCGGATGCCATGCAGATCTGGAAAGAAGGCATGGACGAGATGATTACACGACTTAGGCCGAAATGCATATTAGTTTATGGTGGTAAGGTAGAGTATGACTATGGCGACATTTTGGTAGTGTATTACGAGAATGTCACTACCGAGCGAATGGCAGGTATGGTATAATATGGGCGGAAGAGGAGCTTATTGGGACAAGATTGGAAAAGATGCGAAGAAGCATTCCCAAAAATACTCGAAGAATAACCAAAAGCCTAAAGAGTCAGATTCTATTAGTTTCGAAGACAAACAGATAGGCAAAAAAGCTGGCAAACATTGTGAAGATTTTGGGTTAGATGCTAAGAAGCCTGAAGACAGAGGTAAGTTCTTTGATATTACCAAAGGCATCATTGATGACGCAGACGTAAAGAAGACAGGTACTTGGAGAGGCCAGACTGGGACAGTAACATTTTACGCTAAAGGAACCGATGTGGTAGTAGTGGATCAAAATAATAACTATATAACAACATTAAAGGATGGAGTGAACAATCAACGATATAAGGAGGCAAAAGGATGACTTTCGAAGAAAAAATAGATAATTTTACTAATTTTCTCCATAATGAGGCAAAAAGACAAGGTTTAGTTTTTATTGAAGAAAACGGAGATGGAAGAGACAAGGATACTGGAACCATGCTTCTCGAAGATGTATGGGGATGGATAGCGCCGATAGGCACAGATCCGAATAACATTAAGAAAGACGAAAACTTTGTATGTGCAGAATGGGAAGAAATTGGTGATAATGAGTTCATAATTAGATTCGTGAAACACGAATAAGGAGTGGCAATGGGCGGAAGAGGAGCTACGAGTGGACAGGGTGGACAAACAGCTAATACGAGTACCATAATAGGAACGATGGGCGGTGGATCAATGGCAGCAGTTCAGGGAGCAACCGGACCGGTTACTTTCCAGATGCAACAGCAGCCGCCAACGACGGTGGCTACACCGCAGCAGGCACAGGCGAACAATAATCAGATCTTCAAGGACACTGACAATTCACCATACCATCAGCTTCATAGCGGTGCTCAGTACTATAAGAGTCAAAACCTTACAGTATCACAGCAGATGGCATGTATGGACTATATAGACCCTAATCCGACAAGGGGCTCGTTATATTCAGCAAGTCAGAACCTGAATACAGCTATGGTTAACGGGCAGAGGCTTACAGCTCAGCAGGACTATGTAAAGAACATGCTTTTAAGCGGTATGCATAATCTTGGGTATAATGTAACCCTCACAAGGTATGACCATTCGGCATTTGCTAACGGTTTATTAAAGAATGCTGGGCTTGATATGAACACGGCTTCAGTGGCACAGATGAAAAAAGCTCTTGTGGGTAACAGCTTCAGCGAAAACAGATTCCTGTCAACATCGTATAACGATTTCAAGAATGCTCCTCCGGGAGATCCATTTACAGACAGACAAGTCAGGATTGTTTATAAGGCGAAGGCAAACACTCAGGTCATAATGCCTGGGGACACAAGAGATAGATATGGAACAAGACTCAGCTGGGGAGAACTTGTAATGGCTCCCGGAATGAAACAGACGATAGTAGGAGTCAGGGAACTCAGTAAGAGCGGCGGAAGACCTAAAGGGACCGTACCGGGAACCACAGGGTTAAGACAAATCGAGATAACAATCGAAGTAGAACAATAAAGGAGGCACACAATGGCAAAGAAGGCAAAATCAGCAGAACAGGCTTTTGCAGAAGAGCACGGCTTCACGATACAGCAGATGCAGGCCATCGATGACAGATTCACATCTACACCCGGCGGGATAACATGGCTCAGCGATCCACCCAAGCCGGTGAAAGAAAAGAAGAAAACAGCAACCAAGAAAAAGACAACAACAAAGAAGAAATAAGGTCGCCTCATAAGCGACCTTTTTTATTGGAGGAAACTATGGGAGGAAGAGGAGCATCAAGCGGATCTGGATCAACGGCGCCAAAGACTATGCAGATAAAAGTAGGGGGCAGGCCAGTAAATGTTCAGGTACAGTTCGGCCCAGTGCAAACAACGCCGAGCCAGGCATCACAGCAGCAGGCCCAGACTACACAGCCCCAGAATCCGACACCGGCTCAGGCATCTAACTGGGTACCGCAGGGACAGTTCAATTACACACCGCAACAGCTGGCAAACCTGAATGACAGCCAGGCAGAGGCCCTTTTAAAAGCCGCATACAACATAGATATGCCGAACCACTTAAAAGACGCACCTGACGGCACACAGGACCTTGTATATGCTTTAGGGCTGAATGCACCACCTACAATTCTGGACAGCACACAGTTCAGCCAGTTCATGAAGCAGAACAATATCCCCCAGTCTCAGGTAATGTCAAGACAGGTAGGCGCTGGAACATATAACACCACCTCAGGAAGCAGAAACAGATTAAGCGACGCACAGATCGCACAGATGTGGTTGTCAGATCCGTATAACTATATCGGAGGCAAGCATGGCGGACAGGCATATGGCGCAGGAGCGTACTTTGATATGAATGGCGGAGGGCGCACTGGATACGGAAGCGGATCCACGACTTTATATACTGGCGTTTTAAACCCCAAGACTGCGAGAGTAATAACTGACGGAGCGCTTAACAGAAAAGCCTCACAGTGGAAACAGACTCACCCCAAGGCAGATGCGATGCTTAAGAAGTTGGCAAATAAGGGAAATGGCTGGGGGAACGGTGATTTGTCGCTTTATGCAATAATGCTGGGGTACAACGTTATAAAGGCAAGTCACGGAGGATACCATAACGTTATTGACAGAAGCGCTATGGTGATCAAGCAGTAAGGTCAACTACACGGCGACCGGATCCAGGGACCAGAAGGTCCTTTTTTATTGGAGAAAAACATGTACAAGATCAAACAGACAAAGAACGGATATGATATACAGCTTACAAGGGGAGACTCCTTCATGACAGCCGTTGAGCTTACAAAGAACGAAGAACCGTATACCCCAACAGATGATGACACCGTCCGTTTTGCGCTTAAGCATAACAAATTCAAACAGGACAGATCTGACTATCAGGACGATGAGCCGCTTTTGCTTATTACTATCCCCAATGACACGATGATACTGACCATTAACCCAAACGATACAAAACCATTTGCTTTTGGTGAATATGCGTATGATATCGAGCTCACATATAACGGGATCGTGGATACTTTTATAAGCGGGACTCTCACACTTACGCCGGAGGTAGACTGATGGATATCCTAAAAGGCAAATTATCACCTGTCGCTTCCATGAAGGGTACGCTTGCAGTGATGCCTACTATGAAGGGGAGGCTGACGGTTCCGGATGTCATAGCGCTGCCGGACTACACGGGAGAATATGAGATCACTCCAGGAGAAGAAGCTCAGGTGCTCAGCACATCAGACAGAACGTTAAGAGAAAATATCACTATAAACCCCATCCCATCAAATTATGGTCTCATAACATGGGACGGAACAAAAATCACAGTATCTTAAGGAGAAAACAATGGCTAAAAACGTAGTAATCCGTGAAGTGGTATACAATGAAGTGCCCAAGGTAACGATTCCTTTAAGCACAGGCTCAGGAGAAGCAGAGTTTATAGACACATCAGATGCCACTCTCGATAACGGAAGCAAAATGCTTAACGGTGAGACAGCTTATGCAAACGGTACAAAGATAACTGGAACGATTCCTTCAAAATCATCCTCAGATCTTACCGCTTCAGGAGCGACAGTAACCGTACCCGCTGGTAACTATGCAGAACAAGCTACCAAGTCAGTAGCAAGCGGATCCGCAACAGCTCCGAATACCATTACAGGATCCAGCGCAAGTCTAACAACAGGGACAAACACACTTACGCTGTCAAAGACTATATCCGTAACACCTACGGTATCAGCAGGCTATGTGGCAAGCGGTACAGCTGGTAATTCAAACGTATCACTTACAGCAAGCGTCACCACAAAAGCCGCCGCAACCATCACACCCGGAACGAGTGACCAGACTATCGCTGCCGGGACCTATTGTGTAGGCAAGCAGACCATAAAAGGAGATGCGAACCTTGTGGCATCCAAGATAGTTTATCCGAATAGTATTTTTGGAGTGGCAGGAACCGCAAAACTCCCCGTTATCAGCCAGGATTCAACGACCAAAGTATTAAGCATTTCATAAAGGCGGTGATACCATGGTTAATATCACCATATGGGACGCCTCTTATTCAAATGTTCCTGCTGTCACACTACCGAAGACCGGTGGAGGGAATGCTAAATTTATAGAGGAAGGTGAGCTTATAACAGTATATACCGGCTCCTCGACTCCATCAGCTTCGACTGGATCCGATGGAGATATATATCTTAAGGTGGTGGGATAAATGGCGGTAGTACAGAAGGAAGTCTATTCGTACCCAACGGCATACACTACCAGCGGAAGCATAAATGGCACGAAGTATAAGAATGCGGTGGGCAAAGGAGCAGACACTTCGGCTGTATCAGGCAATGACTACTCCAATGGCGGTTCATCGTCAACAGCTCATATCGATTACGATTTTGAGTTTGATATACCCGAAGAGGCCACTATCGTATCTGTGGAATGTCAGGTCAAAGGACACGCAGAGAATACATCGAGATCCACGGCAAACCTGCAATTATATGCAGGGTCAACAGCAAAGGGTTCTGTAAGCAAGTTCACTTCCACATCGGCTCAAACGGTAACGCTGACGACAGGCACGTGGACGAGATCCGAAATAGACAGCCTCAAACTTCGATTCACGATAGGGTACTATGGCGGATTAGTAAATGGTGCTACTGTTACCATTACTTATCAGTATGACGATGTCACCTATACCATTACAGTCAGCAATTCAACATCGGTGAATGTAACAGCGAACCCCACGGAAGTCTCGCCTGGGCATTCATCAACAGTAAGAGCCGACAGCATAAGCGGTCTCACGATAACCGATAACGGCACAGATGTTACTAATCAGTTTGTTGAAAAAACAGACGATCCTGCGAGTTATGAAGTCGAGAATGTAGGGGACTACGGATTCGACCTTAACAGCAACGGATACTATGTCAGCAATAACAAAGGCATCAGCAAGACCGCTGCAGTATGTCGAGTCAATTTCTCTGTACCTGTGTCAGCTACGGTTACCTTCACATTCATAAATTATGCAGAGCAAGGCTATGACTTCGGTGTATTCGGCAACATAGACACAGCACTCAACACAAACTATTATCCCGCAGGCTCAAGCGGGGCAACGATATCAGATTCAAGTTATAGGCTGGCTTGTAATACATCAACTTATAACAATTCATCAACGCATACGTTGACATACGAGATGAGCGCCGGAGAGCATTTCATTGATGTCAAGTACTCAAAGGACGATGCATCCGATGCCAATAGCGATACATTGCAGTTCAAGGTATCCATCGAACTAAATGAACCATATTCACCGACACCATACTATGCATATGAGATCACTAACATCCAAGGTAATCACACCATCGTAGTAGTTAGTGGAGGGACACAGAACACTGCATACATCAAAGTTAACGGCGTATGGAAGGAAGTCATAGTATACAAGAAGGTAAGCGGATCCTGGCAGACGATAACAGATCCAACCACAGTAATTGATACTGTATCGAAGTATTATTTAAGCTAAAGAACACATGGCACACAAAGGCACTGACAACTTAATACCGATAACATCCCGAAGCTCGGAGGAAACTCGAGAAATGGGTAAGAAAGGCGGAAAGAAGTCAGGCGAGGTAAGAAGAGCCAAAGCGACCTTCAGGGAAAGCCTTAAACTCATGATGGATGAGACAGCGCCAGAGAAGATCCGGGCAGCGTTCGACAAGAACGGGTACGACGTTACTACACACCGGGAAGCAATCACTGCAGCGATCCTGATGGGAGCAATGCAGGGAAACCCGAAGATGGTGGACAAGGCCCTTGAGTTATTAGGCGAGGATTATAAGATGAACGCCCGCCTTGATGAGGTCAAAATCCAAAAAGAACGCCTCAAGATGGAGCAGAACAAAGTTGCCATCGAGGAAGCCAAGGCAAAGGCATGGATGGAAGCTCTCAAGAATCAGCAGGAAGCTGAGATGGAAGATGACGGCTTCATGGATGCTTTAAAGGGAACAGCAAAGGATGACTGGACCGATGATTAAGAAAGCACCGTTTCACTTTGAGCCATTCAGTAAGAAGCAAAGGCAGATACTTAACTGGTGGACGGAGGACAGCCCCGTAAAGGATAAAAACGGCATTATAGCGGACGGAGCGATAAGATCAGGCAAAACAGTATGCATGAGTTTATCATTCGTCTTATGGGCAATGGAGACCTTTGACGGGCATAACTTTGGCATGGCTGGTAAAACAATAGGTTCATTCAGGCGTAACGTACTGTCGCCACTGTCAAAGATGATGACGTCCCGAGGGATCCGTTACGAGTACAGGCGAGGCGATAACCTGATGATCGTATCCTTTAAAGGGCATACGAACACGTTTTATATTTTCGGCGGTAAAGACGAAGCATCACAGGACCTGGTACAGGGTGTAACCCTTGCCGGGTTTTTGTTTGACGAAGTCGCACTAATGCCACAGTCATTCGTTAATCAGGCAACCGCAAGATGTTCTGTTGATGGCTCAAAGTTCTGGTTTAACTGCAACCCCGAAGGACCGATGCACTGGTTCAAGAAAGAGTGGATAGACAGAAGAGAAGAACAGGATCTCTTATACCTTCACTTCACGATGGACGACAACCTGAGTTTGTCGGAGAAGATAAAGGAAAGATACAGAGGACAATATACAGGCGTCTTCTATTCGAGGTATATCCGAGGGCTATGGGTAATAGCAGAAGGCATTATATATGACATGTTCGACCCTGAAAAGCATGTGGTGGAATATGGCGATATAAAGAAAGACCTTACAGAGATAAATTATATCTCATGCGACTATGGAACGCAGAACGCCACGGTATTTCTGTTATGGACTAAAGCCGTGGACGGTATGTGGTACTGCACTAAGGAATACTATTACAGCGGACGCAATGAGCAGAAGCAGAAGACAGATGCAGAATATGTAAAAGACCTTAAGACATTCATAGGCGATACACCCGTGAGAGCGGTCATAATCGACCCTTCAGCGGCGTCTTTTATAGCGGCGGTACGAGAATCCGGCATAACTGTTGTGAAAGCTAAAAACGCAGTTCTGGACGGCATAAGGGAGGTATCCGTACTGCTTAAGAAAGAGCGTATCAAATATGTGAAAGAGTGCAAGCATACGATAGAGGAATACGGACAATATGCATGGGACCCGAAAGCGACAGACCGAGGCGAGGACGCACCTATAAAGACCAACGACCACGCCATGGACGCCTCAAGGTATTTCGTGCACACGATATTAGTCAAATCAAAAGCAATTATTAAAGACAAAAAGAGCAAAGGACTGAGGTAATGGCTGAAGAGATCATCATAACTTATGACAGAGAAAAATTTGAAAAGGGAGAGCTGAACGCAAAGGACCTTAATAAGCTCATACAGGTATTTGAAAGCGATATACAGCCGAGCATCATACAGTGCAAACAGTACTACCTTGGAGAACAGGGGGAGGATGGCACCGTAGTATGTAATCATGCTAAGGACATAGCGGACACGGCTGCAGGGTACTTCCTTGGAAATCCTATAGTGTACAAGGCGAAAGACGGAAAGAAGATAGACGAGCTGACCGACGCCCTGGAGTTCGCCGATGTTGACAGTGTAGACCAGGACAACGCTCTGATGCTGTCGATAGCCGGGAGATCCTACGAGTATTGGTACGCAGATGAAGGCGAGGCAGAGCTTGCAGTTCAGCCACTGGATCCGGAGCATACTTTTATAGTCTATGACACTACGATAGTACATAAGAAGCTTTTCGGGGTCTATTACTACTATAAAACCGACGACTCAGCACAGACACAGGATCCGAAAACCTATGTCATGACCGTAACCGATAAGGTTATAAAGAACTGGGTGCTCAATGGTGATATAGAAGTGGAGAGTTCTGAAGAAGGCCATAACATCGGACTTATACCGCTTCTCGAAGTGAGAAATAACAAGTTCTGTGTCGGAGACTTCCAGCAACAGATCCCGCTTATAGACGCATACAACGAGATGACAGGCGACCGTGTAAAGGATAAAGAACAGTTTATCGACTCTATCCTTGTTTTATACGGAGCGATCATGGGAGACACCGAGGACGAGACAGATGAGGCCTTAAGCGACCTTAAGAAGAGGAAACTTCTGGAGCTTGACTCAGATGCCAGAGCCGAATACCTTACAAGGACCCTTGACGAGGGAGGCATGGAGGTACTGAGAACAGCACTGAAAGAGGACATATACACGTTCTCTCATGTTCCCAACCTTACAGACAAAAACTTTGCGGGTAACAGTTCAGGCGTTGCTATGGAGTATAAGCTTTTAGGCCTTGAGATGCTTACCAAGACCAAGGAAAGATGGTATAGACGAATGCTTCATGACAGGCTTCACGTCTTACAGGCTTTCTACGGCAAGAAGAATCAGGCAATAGACCCGCATAACATCGAAGCGACCTTCTCAAGAGGACTTCCGAAGAACATAGCAGAGCTGGCAGGCATAATCGCAACGTTATCCGGCACTGTATCAAAGAAGACCCTTATATCACAGCTTCCGTTCGTGCAGAACCCTGATGATGAGATCAAGGCAGTGGAGAAAGAGAACGAAGAAGCCATAAAGAGACAGCAGGAGCTTTTCAAAGAGGGTAATAACGAGTTCCCTGAGGAGCTTGAAAAAGAGGAAGAAATAGAAGAGGATGAGCAGTAATTACTGGGCAAAAAGAGCGGCGAGACAAATGCATAACCAAATGCAGACGGCTGAGGACTATGCAAAGGACCTTGCCAAATACTATATCGCCGCTTCCAGGCACTTACAGAGCGAGCAGAACGCCATATTAAGGCGGTTCGCATTAACTCATCACATGACTATAAAAGAGGCTGAGGAGCTCATTTCGAGCCTCAAAGACCCATCCTCAACAAAGGAGCTTATAAAGGCACTTAAGAAAGACCCGAAGAACGCTGAGCTTGTGAAAGAGTTTGAAGCTCAGGCGGCGAGATCCCGCATAATGAGGCTCAATGCCTTACAGAGCCAGGTCACATACACAGCGGGACAGATACAAGTTCTTCTTAATAAGAAAGCGCAGAAGCTTTTTGTAAACCTTGCCAGAAGCGCATACTATAACACCATGTTTGACGCCATGCAAAGGGCAGGGTACGGGTTCAACGTCAAAATGCTGGACCCCAAGCGTATCAAAAGAGTTATGGACCGTTCATGGACTGGTGCGGGCTTCTCTAAAAGGCTATGGAGCAATACCAAAGCCCTTGAAGACGCAGTGAAAAGGGAGATCATGGTAAACCTTCTCACAGGAAGACCACTTATAAAAGCGTCTCAGGCTATCAATGAAGAGTTCGGCAAGGGATACAATAACGCACGCAGGCTCATAAGGACCGAAAGCGCCTATATAACGAATCAAATGACGCTGGAAGGGTACAAGGACCTTGAAGCTGATAAATACATTTATGTGGCCATTCTGGACCTTAAAACGAGTGAGGTGTGCCGTGGGTTAGATAAAAAGCGCTTCCTTGTAAAGAGCGCTAAAGTGGGCGTTAATTATCCGCCTATGCATCCATGGTGCAGATCTACCACTATCCCGTGGATGCCCGACTCTTTGCTGAAGAATATGAAGCAGAGGGCGCTGGATCCGAAGACGGGTAAACATGTATTAGTTCCCGGGGACATGACATACGAACAGTGGTACAAGCAGTTCGTCCAGGGTCAACCGGCAGGCGACTCGACTACACAGCAGCGCAATCTTACCCGGGATCAGTATGACAGATACAAGGAACGCCTGGGTGATGACTTTGACTATACCTATGATGAGTTTATAAAGATGAAGTCTGATAAACTAACATGGGCAGAGTGGAAGAGAAGATATAAAGCTGCAGGCAAACCATACACAATCAATTCGGCAACTGCGTCAGGAGGAACTGCAGGAGATACAACTTTAACGTTTTCAAATGGGCAAAGCACATTCACATCTGGGGCCTATGCAGGATTACAACCGTTCAAAGACGTAACGGATGAATGGAAGGCGCCTAAGCCATGGGACAAGCCGATAGTAACAGAAACAGATACTTATATAGCTCCGGATGGCACACCATATAAAGTGGATGGCCGTAACGTACAACAAGAAAAAAGAACGTCGGATGAAATAGAAGCTGCAGAGATCTTTTCAAGAGAAAAAGCAACAGAAGCAATATTCCAACCCAAGGTAAACTATCCCAAAGAAGTAAGATCTCCAGATATAAAAACCGGAGACGGAATACCTTATGAGATTAAAACCCCTCATGGTGATGGAGATTACGCTATAAAAAACCGTATTGCAAAAGCAGAAGGGCAATCCGATAAAGTCATCGTCAATTTAATGCACAGCCCTCTAAAAAGAGAAGAAATCGAGAGACAGTTATCATTGCTGGATAGCAACCCCAATCTGAAGTTTTTGAAGGAACTCGTTATTATTATTGATGGGAAAATTGACAGAGTGTGGAGACGATAAAAAAAGAAGCCGTCCACTGCACTCTCCCAAAAGGGGTCATAATACTGTGAATTGCTTCTGTAAGTATAATACATCAGATAGGATAAAAAGTCAAGCAGGAAGGAGCTCATATGAAGGTAAAAGTTATCGTTAGGTACGTAGACCGTGAGACGCACGAAATGTGCGATTTGGGCGAGGTTAAGGAGTATCCCGAAGAAAGAGCCGAGGAGCTTATAAACGGCGGTTATGTGGTCAAACACAAGGCCACAGAGAAAACTAAATAGTATACGTTAGGCGCTGAAAGGCGTCTTTTTTATTGGAACGCCATGGGCATTGAACGTGGTGGGCCGAAAGGAGGAACAATGAATTATAAGAAGTATTTCCCTATGTCTGAAGATGACGGATTAAACGGCGGGGGCGCAGAACCTACCGGGGAACCTACCGAAGGACAGGAAGAGCCGAAGAGTTTTGATGACCTTCTGAAAGACGGATATCAGTCCGAGTTTGACAGAAGAGTTACCAAGGCGATCAACACAGCTGTATCAAAGGAGAGAGCAAGGCTTGAAGCACTGCATAATCAACAGCTGACCGAGGCAGAGAAGCTGGCAAAGATGACTGAAGAAGAGAAGAACGAGTATAAGGCCCAGCAGAAAGAAGCCGAGATCAGAAGAAGAGAAGATGCGATCACCAAGCGTGAGCTCATGGCAGAGGCAAAGGAAAAGCTTGTAGAAAGAGGCTTACCTTTAAACTTAGCCAATAACCTTATATATGACAGCGCCGAGACCGTCAAAAACTCCCTTGATGATCTGGAGAAAGCCTTTAATGAGGCCGTAGCCAAGACCGTAGAGGATAAGCTGAAAGGCGGGCAGCCGCCAAAGGACGCAGGCTCCGTAGGAGAAAAAGGCAAAGACAAAGCGAGAGAAGCCGAAGTGAGAAAAGCATTCGGCTTATAAAAGTAAAGGAGTAAAACAATGGCAAACACATTCACAAACGGATATGCAGATCTTTTCCAGAAAGCATTAGACCAGCAGGCAGTTCAGGAAGCCGTAACAGGCTGGATGGACGCAAACGCAGGACAGGTTATCTATAACGGCGGCAAGACCGTTAAGATCCCTAAGATGACACTTAACGGCATGGGAGACTATTCCAGAGCATCCGGATATCCTGATGGCGGCGTAACCCTCGTATATGAGAGCAGAACGCTCACTCAGGACAGAGGTACCAAGATCCTTCTTGATGCTATGGACGTAGATGAGACCAACTTTGTTGCTTCCGCTGGCGCAGTTATGAGCGAGTTCCAGAGAACCCAGGTAGTTCCTGAAATCGATGCTTACAGACTTTCCGCACTGGCTACCATCGCTATCGCCGGAGCCAATGACGCTCAGGTTGAGTATGGCTACACACCGGCTAAGGCTACCATCGCTGACAAGCTGCTTGACGCTATTGGCGCAGTTAAGGAAGCAGGCTTCAGAAACATGCCTCTCGTTATTCACGCAACCACAGCAGTAGTGACTGCACTTGCACAGGCAAGAGTAGCTAACGCAGGCGAAGTTTCCTTCACCGCAAACGGACTTACCACAGTAGTTCCTGCAATCGATGGCATTCCTATCATCGAGACAGATTCTGCAAGAATGGTATCCGCTATCACCGTATCTTCTTCCAATGGCTGGAGCAAGGCTTCCGGAGCTAAGGACGTAAACTTCATCGTAATGCCTCGTATCGCACCTATTGCGGTCTCCAAGCAGGACAACATGAAGATCTTTACTCCTCAGGAGAACCAGGCAGCAGACGCATGGCTCTGTGAATACAGAAGATATCATGACCTTTGGGTTATGGACAACAAGAAGGCCGGTATCTTTGCTAACATCAAGAGCGCAAAGGCTTAATTGATTAAGGAGGCACTATGATACTTATTAAGGATAACGTTGAGCGCATAACCGATGATAAGCGGTTTATAAAGGAGCTCAAAGAACAGGGTTACGTTGAGGTGAAAGATGACAAACGAACAAAAAGCAAAGGTACAGGAAAGGCTCGAAAGGCTGATTCCAAGTGATATCTATAATGAGGATCTTATGGACCAGCTTTCGGAAGATGCTGAGACATGGGTACTGGCATACACTAACCGCACTGTTACCCCTGACATCTTATTAAGGACCATAGGAGACCTTGCAATAATCGCCTTCAACCGTTTAGGTACAGAGGGCGAGTCCGGAAGATCAGAAGGCGGGGAGTCGTATTCGTTCGATGCGGCTCCACCGTATATCTTCAAGATCCTTGACAAATACAGATTAGTGAGGGCAGGCGGCCATGCGCATGAAGCAACAGAGAACACAGATCTATAAGATCAGGAACAAGATAGTCACATACGACAACGAGGGTGTGCCGGAAATTACTTACGGATCCGAAAACGAAGTACGGGGCGAGGTATGGCCTGCAACAGACAGGCTCCAGGCACAGACATACGGAGACAGGCTCAGCAATATCATGAATATGAGGTTCTATGGCAAGTATGAAATAGAACGCCAGGATAATGAGACTGTATACGTTTTCGAAGACTTCAACCTTAAAGAGGGCGATGGCGTATGTGTCTATTCCGATAATGCCGATTACAGAGTTGTATCGATAAAGCCGTACAGACCTATAAGGCTGGAAATTGAGAGGCTGATATGAGCGATAAAGTATCTGCCATGCTTGATAAACTGATAGCCACGGCGAATGACCCGAAGTTTCTTAATGAAGCGGGCGAGTTCGTACAAGCTCAGGCTAAGTTATTAGCGCCAGCTGACACAGGATATCTGCGTAACAGCATATTTTTGGACGTTGGCAGAGCTGATGGCGGTGCAGAGGCGAAGGTATACACAAACATTCAGTATGCGCCATATGTCGAGTTCGGCACAGGGCCAAAAGGAGCTGCAAATCACGAAGGGATCTCCCCGGAGGTGATGGTGACCTACACACTGGAGCCGTGGTGGATCCACGAGAGTATGGTGGAACCGGGCGTGGCAGAAAAGTATCACTGGTATCACATCGATACAGACCAAGGCAGATTTTATAAGATCGAAGGTCAGGCTGCACAGCCGTTTATGTATCCGGCATTACACGACAATACGAAAACAGTCGTGGACATCTTAAGAAGAGGCTTAAAGGAGGCACTAAAATGATAAACGTCAAGGATCAGATCTATGCAAAACTGCAGGGCATATGTGCAAACGTCTCGGATATCTATCCGCAGGCAACAAGCACATTCCCCGCTATTCAGTACACTGAAGAGGCCAATAACGTATATACGAAGACGGATAAAGAGGAATTAAGTATGCTCAGGTATCGTATTGATATCTGGAATACGGGTTCCACTTCACAGCTGGCACTTGCGGTAGATGAGGCCATATCCGAGCTGGGGCTTGTAAGGACCCAGTGCATGGACGTGGCAGACCCGAGAGGGTTACGCCAGAAGCAGATGCGCTATGAAGGGATAATAGACGTCTCATCGCAGATGGTTTATTGGGAAGGATCAAGATAAGAAAGGAGCAATTCAATGCTTGCAAATGGAGCAAAGTTAGGATACAGCACCACAGGAACAGGTACGATCACTTATACCGATATCCCCGGTCTTAAAGAGATCCCTGAAATCGGTGTGGATCCTGAAAAGGTAGAAAATACTGTTCTTACTGATGGCGTAAAGAAGTATGAGCAGGGCATCGGAGATCCCGGCGACATGGAGTTCGTATTCAAGTGGGATACAGCTACAGCAGCAAATAAGGCAGCTTACACAGCCATGAAGACTGCACAGACTGCGGGAACCACAGTTTATTTCAAGGAAGAGCTGAAGGATGGTACTACAGTAGTATTTACTGGACAGCCTGCTGTTAAGATCAGCGGCGGCGGTGTAAACGGTGTCATCGACTGGACACTTTCCATCGCACTTCAGAGCGACCTTGCCATCACTCTTCCGGCATAAGGCTATAAACAAAAAGGAGGCAAATAATGGGTAATGAAATTTTCGGATTAAACGAAGAGACGAGAGACGAAAAGGCAGAAACAAAGAAGAATGTACGCAAGCCATATGTGCCTTGGGTAGTAGACGGTACTGAATACCGTTTGAAGCTCACCACAAGCGCTATCGTAAAACTCGAAAACAAGTATGGTCAGAATGTTCTGTCTATCGTTTCACCGGAGGAGGGGTTGCCTCCTATCGGAGCTCTTTTAACTGTGATACAGGCATCCATGGAGAAGTTTGAGCATGGCTTAAGCTTCTCTATTGTTACTGACATCTATGACAAATACGTCGAAGCCGGAGGCGACATGACTACACTGATGAACGACGTGATCATGCCGCTTCTTTCAAATGGCGGTTTTTTTACTCAGGAGATGGATCAGGAACTGATGACCCAGGATACAGCACGATAACAGAGCTCATAAACAGCCTTATACCAAACGCACTTGACAGTGGAGTCTCAATGGATCAGTTCTGGGACTCCACTCTTCTTGAATTAAACGACATCATGGAAAGCAAAAGCAGAATGTCAAGAGCAAAGGAAAAGGCCAAAGCCGGTCATGTCTTCGTTTTGGCTAATGCGATATCTTCAAGGATAGCTTATTTCTTCTCGGACGAAAAGAGCAGGACAGAGGAAATGATCCTCCAGCCGTGGCAGGCATATCCTGATTTTTTCGAAAGTGAGAAAGAAATGGCGGAAGAACGCAGAGAGAAGCAGGAAATGGACATACAAAGACAGAAAGTAATTGACTGGGTAAATCATGTAAATGCCCGCAGACATAAAAGAGAGGAGGCGCCTGAATGACAGTTGAAGAATTGCTTGTAAAAATCAAGGCAGATACTACTGGCTTGAGCGATAAGGCAGAAGGCGCCAAAAAGTCTATCAAAGGCATATCTGAAGAGGCAGAAAAGGTACATAAAAAGTTAAACCTATTAGGCAGGTTAAACTGGGGCGGAAATAATAAGACCGTCAACAAATACCAGCGTGAGATAGACAAAACAGTAAAAAAGATAGATAACCTGAAAAAACAGCTTAATTCTCTCGGAGATGGGGCAAAGGCACCAACGCCTGCTTTTAAAAGCCTTGCTAAAGATATAGATCAGGCCAAGAAAAAAGCAGATGAGGCTAACGATGCTGTAGAGAGAATGATTACTGCAGGTAAAGAGTTAGGCCTTAGTGACAAGGAAGCAACGACTGCCGCTATGCAGGATAAGTCCTGGGGGGCTTCGGAGAAAGCTTATGCACGTTTAGCCGACCTTCAGAAGAGGATGAAAGCACTTAAGGCCAGTGGTGGTGCGTTCCAGGAGTCTAAAGAATTTATAAGCCTTAATAAGCAAATAAGTTCCGCAAATGAGAAACTGAGAGAACTTAGGAGACTGAAAGCAGAAGCACTCAAATCGGCTCTTACAAGCGGTGTAAAGCGCTTTGGCAGTGAGTCGGTCAAATCCTTCGGGATGGCAGGAAACTCGATGAGAAAGGGAATCATGACGCTCCTGAAGTATTCCTTAGGACTCAGGGGCCTGTTCATGGTGTTCAGCCGTCTTAAATCTGCTATGAAAGAAGGCTTCGGTAATCTTGCACAGTTCAGCGGACGGACATCTGCGGATCTTGCAATGCTGAAAGGCTCTCTTACTCAAGTAAAGAACAGCCTTGCAACAGCTTTCGCTCCGATACTTACAGTCATAGCACCTATAATACAGACCTTTGTGAACCTTATTACCACGGCTTGCAATGCTCTGGCAATGTTCTTCGGAGCCTTAACAGGACAGAAGACGGTAACAGTAGCAAAGGCAGGCCTTGGAGATATCGCCGCAGGTGCAGGAAGTGCAGCCGATGCAACAGGTGCGGCGAATGGCGCAGCAGAAGAATACCAGCGCACCCTTATGGGCTTCGACCAGATAAACAAGCTGGATGACACTTCCGGTTCCGGAGGCGGATCCGGAGGCGGTGGCGGTGTAGGTGGCGGAGCCGGGTTCTCTACCGCAGAGATCTCTACTGCCGCATCAGGATGGGCCGATAGGGTAAAAGAAGCATGGAGGAATGCAGACTTTACTGAGATAGGGTCCATTATAGCCAGTAAGATCAATTCCGCTATGGATAGTATCAACTGGACTTCTATCAAAGAGAAGTGCAATAAGGTCGCAAAGAGCATAGGAACGTTTATAAACGGCTTCGTAGCGACATTAGACTGGGGTCAGGTTGGTTACACTTTGAGCCAGGGACTTATAACTGCAGTCGATATGATATCCACCTTCCTTCAGACAGTGGACTGGGCACAGATAGGAAGATCTGTAATACAGTTTATTGCGGGAATTGATTGGAAGGGTTTATTCGCTTCAGCGGCGGGGCTTCTTGGATCTATTGCGGGCGGATTTGCGGCACTCATAGGCGGCGCAATATCCGAGGCATGGGCTGGAGTAAAGGCATACTTTATGCCATACCTTAACAAGGACGGAGTAAGCATCGTTGATGGCATATTCTGGGGCATTGTTGATGGCATAAAGAATATCGCTTCCTGGATAAAGAAAAACATCTTCGAGCCGTTTATAAAAGGATTCAAGAAAGCATTCGGTATCAGCTCACCTTCTAAGGAAATGAAGAAGATGGGCGGGCACCTTATAGACGGACTCTTACAGGGGCTGAAGAACAATAAGATCACTAAATTCTTCTCAGGCCTTGTAAAAGATCTTGGGAAGTTCTTTAAGAACCCTGTCGGGACTATAAAGATAGCTATTGATAAGAGCGTTGATAAAGCGAAGACCTTATACGACAGTTTCAAAAATAGCACCGTCGTAAAGACCCTTACCAGTTCACTAACGAGCGCTTGGGACAATGCATATAGCCAGTATCACTCCGTATATTCAAGGGAAACCAAGAAGACCCTGACAGGTGCTACGCAATATACCTTCTCGAATATGAAGGCAGGATATGACAGCGTTGTGGACAAAGTCAAGAGCGTTGGCTTATCAGGTTATTATGCTAATCAGAATGCCAAGGACATTGTAAAGGCAATAGCATTGGCGGCGGCCAATACCGTAGTATCCATTGCGTTAAATACCATAAAAGGAAATGCAGATGGTGGCATATTCAAAAACGGCAGATGGCAACCGGTAACAACATATGCAGGCGGTGGCACACCTGGAATGGGTCAGATGTTCGTAGCAAGAGAAGCGGGTCCTGAGTTAGTCGGCACTATCGGAGGGCATACCGCAGTCATGAATAATGACCAGATCGTGTCTTCAGTCGCTGCCGGTGTAGCTCGTGCAGTGGCATCAGTAATGGGATCCTTTAGCGGATCACCAACAGTAGTACTTGAAGGCGATGCCCAGAACCTGTTCAGGGTCATTCGCACCGAAGCACGGAATTATGTTAATGCGACAGGCAGAAGCCCGTTCCCGGTATAAGGAGGAAAGATGTTCAAAATAGGAAGCACAAGTCAGACAGTAGCGCAGATGACTCAGGTACATGAGCCTGCGCTTGGTGGTCTTCAGATCACGGATGAACCCATATGGGCATCTAATACTGGCAGATCCCAGACAGGGAAAATGATAGGCGATATAGTGGCATATAAGACAACGGTGGCTGTAACATGGCCACCGCTTTCTTTTGCCGACTCGAAAACGATTAGAGACGCCATAATCAATAATGGACCTTTTTTCAAGATAGCATATAACGACTTCAATGCCACTCAGAACAACAATGCGCTCACGGTAAAGACGGTGTACTGCGCAAATGTACCGAGGTCGATAGCATCACTAAATGCCGCTTTCCAACGCCATCAGGCCGTGCAGATCACATTTATTGAGCAGTAGGAGGCGCCATGATATCAGCATCAGAAAACTATAATCTTGCGCTGTCCGGTTATTCGAGGACGTTTAAGGCTTCTATTCAGGTAGATGGCACAGAGATAGATGGCGATATCCAGACAGTAGACATATATAGAGGAACGGGTTCGGAAAGCCTACTCTTTGGTGCTACTTTTGCGCCATACTTCACAGCTAAGATTGCTAACCTGAATACAACATTATACGATGCGGAGGTGACTCTGAGAGTAGGTGTTAAAGTTTCCACCGGTTCGTACGAGTATATAACTGTTGGCAAATACCATATCTCGGATACAAGCATCGAGAAGGATGTAAGTACTATAAAAGGTATCGGAACAGCATTCTGGAAACTGCAAGGCAAAAATATACCTACTACAGGAAGCAATAAGCCTATTACGTTGTTACAGGATATCCGCAATGTTGCAGGCGTTACCATACTGTCGGACTTCTCCAATGACAGACTTGATCGCACTATAAGAGTTGCCATTAAAAAAAATGATGAGGCACATTCTTGTCAGGAAGTGCTGAGTATCGTAGCGGCTTTGATGGGTGGCTTTGTAACTGAGGATAATGCTGGGCGTATCGTACTGAAAAAGTATGCAAGCGGATCCACTATTTCGTATCCGGCAGACAGGTTTATAAACACACCCACAGTCAATAGATATGGCTATGAGATCACAGGGGTTAAATGCATCATCCATGACAATGAGGAAAACGAATATGATCCGGCAAGCTATTCAACGGGAGATGTAAATTATACATTCAGGAATAAGTATATGACACAGTCTCTTTTTAATGATATGGCTGATACCGTCATCGGATTAAGACATTATCCGGGATTTCTCGGCATATCATTGGGAGACCCAAGGATAGACCCATGGGACATACTGTCAGTGGCGGATACAAACGGCTTGACAAAGGTAACATATCCCATGCAGATCCATCATCATATTGATGGAGGACTGTCAACAGATATTGATGCTGAGATGTCCACGGCAACACAGTCGGGATCTGTAACGGAGGCTATAAATAACCTGAATACCAATGTTACAACGGCCACATCCATGGCATCAGAAGCCAATGCTCTTCTTTCAAGCATGGAGCAGGCGGCAACAGCGGCGGAGACCACATTAACAGGAATATACCAGGATGCGGCAGATGCTCAAACAAACGCTGATGAAGCGCTTAGGCAAGCAGGCATTGCAACTACTAATGCAAACACAGCTATAGAACAGGCAGGCATTGCAACCACAAGCGCAAATGAAGCTAAACAACAAGCCTCGGATGCGGCCGCTGCAGCGAGCACAGCTCAGCAGTTGGCTACACAGGCTGGGGCGAGTGCTGCAGCTGCTCAGTCGAGTGCGGATGATGCTGCAAGTGCGGCACAAACTGCCTGGGATTATGCGGATACAGCAAATACGGCTGCAGGAAATGCGGCGTCTGCGGCAAGTACTGCACAGTCAAGTGCGGACGAGGCTCTCCGTCAAGCTGGGATTGCAACTACTAATGCAAGCACCGCTATCGAGCAAGCAGGTATAGCAACAACAAATGCTAACACTGCCATTACTCAGGCGGGGATAGCTACCACAAACGCCAATACCGCAATACAGCAGGCAACAAATGCCACTAATTCGGCGAACGATGCGCTGGTACAGCTGGCTACTGTTGAAAGTGTCATAGATACACTCAACTGGATTACATCGCATTCGGCAGTAACAAGTGATACCACAGTAGTAGCTGATAAGAACTACTATATCAGGAATCAGGACGGAACCTTCACGAAAGTGCAGGACCCTACCGGAAACCCTCATTCCCAGGGCTGGTACGAGATGGATGAAGCTATATCTGATTATGTTGCATCCCATGTGGCACTTACCGATTATGGGCTTAACTTGAAAGTAGATAACTCAAGCTACCGGATCCACATCGGGACTTATACAAGCA